CTGAAGTTTTAGAAGCAATTGATAAAGTTGCTTCTATTGTTTGCAAGCTTAAAAAAGCTTGAGAATTTCTCATAAGAATCACATTATTTTCTTTTCTTAAATGTCAACTGATTTCTTAATTAGGATTGAACATCCTCACTCCTATTCCAAAGATTCACTAATTCAAATTTTAAATAGAAATGGAATTAGCGGATGCAAAGTTACTGTCTTAGATCAACAAGATCCGAAGGATTCTGACGACCCAAGACATTATTTTCCTTACATAGGTCACTAAAATGCCCTTATTAAACAGCTACACATTCTTAACCAAAAGAACTGAATTCTATTCAGTAACAGTTGGTGCAGAAAATGAAAAACAAGCGAAACAAATTGCAAAAAATCCTGATTACAAAGGAGATGAAGAAGATGATGTTGTTTGGTTAGACACGGATAAATATCAAGTGGTCAAACTTTTAGATAAGGAGGAATCCTAATGAGTTACCCTGAAGAGCCTACGATTGATGAATCAATTAGTCCCTTTTTTACTTTCATTAAAGAATACTTAAAAAGAGAAGATATTGATCACCCAAAAGAAATCATAGAAAGTTGGGAAAATGTAGAAACGTTTATTGAGGAAGCGTTCGATTTGGCTTTTGGTGAAGATGCTTTACATAGGGACTGGCATCCTGATGCTGTTATTGAGGAACTAAAAAGTTTTTCTGATAAAGCTCTTAAATATGATGAAGGTGAAGATTATGAGTAACGATTTTACTGAAAGAGCTAATGAACAAATGTTTGAAGACATTTATGAAGAATTAGCTCAAGATTATCCGACCCAAACTCCACAGTGGTTACACATAGCCGCTATCTCTAAATTTCATCTACTTAAATCTAATGGAAATTAATCAAGCTATCGAAGATTGGCTAGAACTTTGTCCCTGTGATGATCTAGTTGTTAAAGATGAAAATTATTTCAATCCTAGAAATAATTTTAATCGTACTAAAACTATTACACTTTATTTTGATAAAGACGATTATACCGAACCATCAGATCAAGAAATGATGGCTGCGTTCGGGACTAAATGGCATGATGGATTATGACTAAACGTACCAACTCTCGCTTCTTTATTGATGAAGATACAAAAGAGATTGTTTGGATAGTTTCAGCCTATTTAACCAAACTAAAGAAATACGCTAAAGCTGGAAAACATGGCAAAGACTTATATTGTCCTTATTGCCATTTTCAGCATAAGGTTTACAACTTCAAATGGAATTGTAAAGATTGTCATAACTGTGGCAAAATCTTTAAAAGATCAGAATGGTTTGTTGCATCTAATCCTACAAAAATGTCTAAACGATTAACCCTTTGCGATCCAAAAGTTAAATACTACATAGATAAAGACTCTGTAGGTAAAAGAGATGAACGTGGAACAGTTCTTGATGCTAAGTATTCACCTAAATCAATATGGAATCATTTTTAAATAAATTCCTCTTTAAACTGTTCTAACCTTTCTTCAAATAATAAACGGCCTCCAGCTAATTCCAATGTATTCAATTGGACTTCCTGTAGGCCGTTTTCTCTTGCTATTACAATTAATCCACTACCAACTTTAATACCAGTCATACGTTCCAATGCCCATGCATACGCACTTAACTGCAATCTATAATCATCTAGCCAAGCATCTGGTTTAGGTTTACTTGATCCACTAGTTTTAAAATCTAAAATACATAAATTACCTGATTTTTTATAGTCAATTAAAGCATCGGATTGACCAGCATATCCAACATCATTATGAATGGAAAATTCTGATGCATGAATGGCTGCTACGTTCTCCTCTATCCAATGGGCCAGATTTGTCGCATACTTTCTAGCTGTCCAATGGACTTTACTTGCTCTTTCCTTTGCTGTTTGAATGGACTTTTTTGTAATCGCTTTTGGGCCTCTAGCCAAGCCATCTTCGTAAAACTTCCAGCAACCTCTAGCATTGCAAATGTTTCTGTTGATCTTTGATCCAACTTTAAGTACATACTCACAATGTTCGTGGCTAATTGTTCCTCGGTTACAAGCAATCTCTAGTTCATCAGTACTCCCAGGTCGGGACTTCCAATTCTCTAAAGACCTACGCTTAGCTTCGGGAACTGTATTACTTAATATCGTAGTCACTGAATAGTAAATATTACCTTTTTCATCTTTATATGTTCGCATTTCTTTGGAGTCATCACGCTCCAATGAACTCTTCCTTAATGTTGCTAGTAAGTCTTGGCGTTCTTCTGCTGCTGGTTTCATTAAATATACCTTCCCATGATTAAAATACTATGAATGGCTCTTTTTGTCACTGCTGTTATACAAGTTCTTTAAGCCAAAGAATATTTTTTTCTGGGTGTGACTTCTTAGCCTTTGAATAAGCTTCCTCTTTGGTCAAACCCCAATACTTAACTTTTCTACTTTGCGTTCCAAATTCAGATAATAAAAATGAATGGAGTTTTTTTACTGGTGGAGGATTAGATGCGTATAAGTTATTTGTAAATTCCATAATGAATGAATAAAAAATAATGGGTCTACTGGAATCAACTTCATAGAGCTTGTCAAATCATACGAGATGCTCTACTGCACTACCACAACCCATATCTGTTCCCCTTAAAGGCATTTAGCTTTCATCACCTTCACTCTCATCAGGTGACTTCAAAAAGAACGGGCAGTTGATTACTCATAGATGACTCAATGATCCATGCAATAGACCCACATATATATAAGAGATCTATTCAGGATTGAATGGATCTAAACCTGCTACAAGTAAATCAAGAGCAAATCCATTGTCAACTACAGTGTCCCACTCCTTTTCTATAACATCTATATCTACATCATCATCTCTATCTATAATATTAAATGTATATTTAGTGAACCCTTCTTTTACTTTATGTAAAGTACAACTAAAATCTGAACTTAAACCAATACCTTTACGGTACTTCTTTAATCCAGTTTCTTTCTTGATCTGCTTGAAGATACTAGGCTGACTTACCTCAAAAATTTGAACGCATTTAGTTTCAAGATTCCAAATAGGCCAAACGTAGCAATGAGTAGCTGGACTATCAGATATGTTTGCTTTCAATCCAAGCTTGTCATTATCATATTGAACTTTTGTCCTGCGATACTCACCACCTAGCTCTTTAAGAATATCTTCATCAGAAGGAACATCTCCTACTAATGGGAATCTGAATGGTTTTTTTGTTGCATCACCAATATGTTCACCAAATACCTGCCAGTACTCTAGTGGATCTTCTTCTAAGAAAATAAATTCAACCTCTTGGTTATTTTCTATTTGATTAGGACGGAAATACCTGTCACCAGAAGAACTCTTGTCAGGTTCATCAAGAGCTTTTTGATACTCTTTGTCTGCTACTGCTGAAAATTTCATAAGAAAGTTAGCTGTTAAAAATTAAAAGTTAATTTTGAAGTTTATGCAAAAGTAATTTTTGCATAATATTATCCTAGCCTCTTGACGTTAATATGGCAACCGTGCTTAAAATAAAAAAACGCTCCTGATCTCCTCTAAGATCAAGAGCACTAGGAAATCTACTCTAATAGGATAGTACATGAACACTGAAGGCTTTGCAAACTCCCTTGTAGAAGGGCTAGTTTACGCTCCCATTTATAAAAAGAACGCTCCCATGAAATTTGGGAAGCCCGCAACAGGTAAAAATCCTTTAGAAGCTAGTTATGAAAGGCAATTTGATGCTGCTGATGTTGTACTTGCTTTAAGAAAAAACCCTGACCTACAAGCTGTTGGACTTTTTACTGGCATAAGAGGTAAAGGAATTGTCATTCTTGATGTTGATAAAAACCATGAAGAACTATTGAAAAGGTGGGGAAAGACCCTTGATCACGCTCCAAAAGTCATTAGCCCAAAGAAAAATGCTGCTAAATATGTTTTCCGAGTTCCTGAAGAACTATGGGGTTCAGTTAAAGGACATGGTCTAAATAAAGAAGGGTACGAAATCTTATGGGGGCCAAACAGACAAGGAGTTTTCCTTGGTGCTTATCCAGGCCATAGCATCTCTAATACTCCATCAGGGCATTATTCCCTTCAAGGAAGCTTAGAGAACGTTCCAGAGGCTCCTGCGTGGCTTATAGCAGAGATGAAGGCTCCTCCTAGAAAGAATCAAAATAGAAAAGATCTTGATTTCTCTGATCGGACTCAAGATGAAGTTATTCAAATCATTGGTGATTGCTTAAAAGTTATTCCTCATAGAGGTTCTGGAAGCAGGGAACAATGGATTCAAGTAGGAATGGCAATTAACTCTGCCTTACCTACAGAAATGGGGCTGTGTTTATGGTCAAGCTGGTCAGCAGAAGACCCTGATTACGCTAATGAATGGAACGATGCTGATGATCACCACAATCCTTGTACGGAACCTTGGTACTCCTTTCAAGGCTCAGGTGTTGGATTAGGTACTTTGATTTGGATGGCAGATCAGGAAGATCCCAAGAGGACACGATTTCCTGAAGACATCGCCAAAATCGTTAAGACAGCAGAAGAAAAACAAATACAGGAGATCAGGACTACGGTTCTTGACTTTACTGAAGTTGTAAAACGTGCCAAACAAATACTTAAATTAGATAATCCAGCAGAAGTTAATTACAAACTCAATGCACTAGCTCTTCAGGCTGGCTATAGAGATCAATCAGCTATAGAGAAAATTATTGTTGACCAGCTGGCTTATGAAAATCAAAAAGGGATTTTTGATGTTAAGAAACTGATGGAAATGAACATCAAGCGTGAATATTTGATCCCTGATGTTTTACCAAGTCCTTCAGTTGTTTTGATTTATGGAGCTGGTGGTGACGGTAAATCTATGAGTGCTTGGACTATTGCTAAGCATGTAGCATCTGGCACTCCTTTTGTTGTTAGAGGAAAACTCGTTCCAGTGAAGCAAGGTCCAGTTCTTATTCTGAATGGCGATCAACCATTATCTTCTGTTCAAGAACAATTGGAAGAGGTTGAATATCCTATAGATAGCAATACAAAGATACTGACTGACTGGCAGTTACAGCGTTATGCACAGTTTGTTCAATTAATCAAAGACCACAAACCTAAACTTGTTATTATTGACTCCTTGATTGGATGTAGTGGTGGTAAAGCTTTCGATGAAAACAAATCTGATTTTGCTACTCCGTTGTATTGGCTAACTAGAAACAATGGAAACCTTTTTGAAAAAACAGCAATTCTAATTATTCATCACGCCAATAAGCAGGGTGGTTTTAGAGGTAGTTCAAGTATTAGAGATGCAGTAGATGAAACATGGGCATTATCCAAACCTACAGATGAACAGAAAGAAAAAATTGGTCATTCTAGTCGTTTGATCACTATTGAAAAATCAAGGCAAGGTAGATCAGGTACTCAACTCATTATGAAAATGCAAAGTGACCTTACCTTCACTATTGCTGACCATACGCCTGAAATTGATAACGATCCAACACCTGCTTCTGTTACAGGTAGAGTTCTTCAACGACTTAGGGTTGCTTACCCAGATTCACGATCCACTAAAGATCTAGTGAATGACCCTCTTTTAACTGGAAAAGATGGAGCGATAAGAAAATCTCTTCAAAGATTATTAAAAAGAGGTTTGATTGAGATACATGAACACGAACCAAAAAATACATATAAAGCTGTTCTCGCGCGTGGAGAGGTTGAGACAGATGTCCCAAATACACTAAATTCTAGTGTTGGAACGGGATCTGACCTGGGACATGATGTTGGGACACAGGGGAAAATGTCCCAAAAAGTTGAAAGTTCTAAAAGTTGAGACACTTTCTAAATGTCCCAAAGCAATGTCCCAGTAAAACCTTAGTGTTGGAACGGGATCTATTAATTTGGGACATACTTGGATATATCCCCACGCGCGAAGCTTGACTACCTATACTTATTAAAGTATTATCTTATTGTTCTCAATAACATTAAATGTCTGAAGTCTACGAAGTTTACGATTACTCTTGGAACCCTGACGATGAAATGATTTACATCGAAGCAGAAGTCTCAGATGCCATTATGGTTTGTTCTGCTACTCAGTACGAACCAGATCAATGGACTCATGGAAGGTGCATGACTTCTTTTCTTTGGCCTGAAGATATATCAGACCCTATAACAAAAGAATCTATACATGAACATGTCAATGGTAATAGTGGTATTGAATGGGAGTTGTTAATGCCTGACGAATGTTAAATAATATACTATTATTGTAAAAATTAGAATACTAATGAGCGAAAAGAAAAAAGGACATGGAACTCGTAAACATTTCCAAATACTTCTTTCCGAGCATAGAGGTAATCTTTTTATTCAGTTAATGAAAGAAAAAGGCGTTAAACCTACTAATTGGTTAAGAGAAAAAGTTTATGCTTTTCTTGAGAAAGAAGCACCTCAAGACCTCTACCTAGAAGCTAAACAAAAAGATGAGATCGAATGGCAACAAGTCGTTCAAAACAGATTAGAAGGTAGAGCTTTATCCAAAATACTTAAATCAATTAGAAAAAAAGATGCGTTGCCCTGAATGTGATTTACTTCAAACTTCTCCAACATGCAAAGTTTTAGAAACAAGAAAAACTTACGAAAAAACAGCTACTAAAAGAAGAAGAGTCTGTCAGTGTGGTCATCGTTTTGTAACCATAGAAAAAGTTGTTAAACGTGCCAGAAAGTTGTCAGACTCTCAAGTTAAAGCTGTACTTAAGTATCAAGATGCCTTGTTCTCTAATGAACTAGCAGAGCTTTTAGGCGTTCACGTAGATACCATACGGAAAATAAAACGTGAGTAACATGAAAAGGTTCCTTGACGCAATTGGATCGTTATTTGTTTACAAAAGTCCAAAACCTTATCAAGGATTTGCAAGATTCTTAATTGATCTTCCAAGCAAGCAACTAAGATCATTAGCCGAGTCAAATGCTCATTGCAGCAAAAAAAAATTAGTACAACTTTATTTACAAAAAAATAGTTTAAATTTATAAATTAAGTATTTTCCTTAGCCAGTTTTTAAACGTAGGTTGTCTTACAGGATTTTCTAAACAAGCAATTTTTGCTTTACTTTTTGCTATTTCAGTTAAGCAA